TGAGAATGGAAGTAAGGTTATTGCTTCTTCCACATCTTCAAGTGCAATTCGTGGATTTTCATTTTCTTGTATTCTCCTTGATGAGTTTGCCCACGTTCAAAGACACATCGCTTCCGAATTCATACGCTCAGTTTATCCTACGATTTCGTCTGGTAAAGATACAAAGGTTATTATTGTGTCTACTCCAAATGGATTTAATCTTTTTTACAAATTCTGGAATGATGCCGAAGCTGGAAATAATACATTTTACCCGTTCAAAGTACATTGGTCAAATGTTCCCGGCCGGGATGATTCTTGGTATAAAAGGACTGTATCGACAATCGGTGAAGATGCTTTCAGGCAGGAGTATGAAGCGGAGTTTTTGGGCTCCACAAATACTCTGATTTCTACCGAAAGACTGCAAGAAATGTCATATAATGACCCATTATTCTCTAGAGAGGGATTAGATGTGCATGAAGAGCCAGTCGATGGACGCACCTATACTATCACCGTTGACGTGGCTAGAGGGCAAGGACAGGACTATTCTGCCTTTTCGGTGTTCGATATTACCGAAATTCCGTACAAAATAGTGGCAAAATACCGAAATAACACCGTAGCACCCCTACACTTCCCCAATATTATAAATACTATTGGAAAGAGATATAATTATGCATATATTTTAGTAGAAATAAATGACATTGGTTCACAGGTTGCTGACGTTCTACACCATGATTTAGAGTATGAGCATTTGTATTCAACATCATGGTATGGAAGACACGGCCAACAATTGAGTAGTGGTGCAAAGAGGGAATCTGCATTTGGTGTAAGAACAACCAAAGCTATGAAAAAGATAGGTTGTTCAAATTTAAAATCACTAATTGAAGAAAATAAACTCTTATTCAACGACTACGATATTATAACAGAGCTAACGACATTTATTGCTATTGGTGAATCCTTTTCTGGTGAAGAAGGTACTAATGACGATTTAGTAATAACAATGGTGTTGTTTGCTTGGTTGATAGACCAACAGTATTTTAAAGACTTAAGCAATCAAAACATAAGAGATAATTTGTATCAAAATCAAATGAATCAATTAGAAGATTTAACGACACCGTTTGGAATTATTGACAATGGCTTAAACCAGAAAGAATATGAGATAGACTCAGATGGAACAGTATGGGAAACAGTAAAATAAATTATGCAATTGATGAAAAATATATTAATATAAAAAATGTAATTAATTGTAAAGGAGAATAAAATGCCATTTCAAGTATCGCCTGGTATTAATGTTTCGGAAAGAGACTTAACCACAGTAGTACCTAATGTTGCTACTACTATTGGTGGAATCGCCGGACAATATACATGGGGCCCATGTAACCAAAGAACAAGAATAACGACAGAAAACGAACTAGTAGAAACATTCGGTGAGCCTACCGATGTTACAGTCAATTATTTCTGGACTGCTGCTAACTTCCTTGCATACGGAAACAACTTGTTAGTTGTAAGAAGTATTTCCGATGATGATGCACTTAATTCAAGTGTTGAACCTGATGGTTCTGCTGGAAGTACAAACCAAAGATTAATAGAAAATAACGATGATTACGAAACAAAAACAGCCAATATACCTGCTTTGTTTTATGCAAAGTATCCTGGCGTTCTCGGAGATAGTTTAGAAGTACTTGCTATTGATAAAGCTGGTTTTGAACAAGCAGTTGTAAACAGACCTGCTTCTGTTGCTGCAAGAAATGCAACTCCTCCTACAGCAACAGCATTACAATTACAAGAATTAAAGTTTTTAGAAACTTTCAACAGTGCTCCTGGCACATCTGAAGATGCTGCATCTGCTGGTGGTTCAAACGATGAACTGCACGTGCTTGTTGTTGATAAAGGTGGTTTATTTACAGGTGTTGTTGGTGAAGTTTTAGAAACTTGGGAAAAGGTAAGTAAAGCAGTTGATGCAAAGCGTGTTGATGGTTCAAGCAACTATGTATTAAATGTATTAAAAAATCAATCTCGGTATGCACATTCTGGTGGTGTTAGTGGATACACAGCATTAAAAGCAGTAGAAGTAACAGCAGCCGGTGAAACTCTTAAAGCAATTGTTGGTTCACCTAAATCTTCTACATTTGAAGACCTAAATGCAGACGGTGATACAGTAATTGGTGGAGTATTAGGTGGTGGAAATGATGGATCTGACGTTGAGGGATCTGACCTAATTTCTTCTGCACAGGATGGTTTACCAAAGGGTTATTCTTTATTTGAAAATCCAGACATAGTAGATGTTACGTTACTGATGGCAGGAGGATCTTCTGGAATTACAGGTACAGATGCCAATGGTAATAAGATAGCAAATGTTATTGGACAACAAATTGTTAATATTGCTGCAGCACGAAAGGATTGTGTAGCATTTGTTTCACCTGAACAAACTTCTGTTGTTGGGCAGACAAGTAATACTACTATCACTAATAATATTATAGCAGATAAAACCCAATTGGGTGCATCCAATTATGGTATTATGGATGGTGCATGGAAATATCAATATGACCGATATCGGGATATTTTTATTTTTGTTCCAATGAACGGAGACATGGCTGGTTTATGTGCAAGAACTGATTTTACAAATGATGCTTGGTGGTCACCAGCTGGTTATAACAGGGGTTCAATTAAAAATATTGTAAAGTCATCATGGGAGCCCCGACAGGGTGACAGAGATGAACTTTATAAGGTTTCAGTTAATCCTTTGGTTACACAGATTGGTGCAGGCGTTATTCTGTATGGTGATAAAACCATGCAAGTTAACCCAACTGCATTTGATAGAATCAATGTTCGTAGGTTGTTTATTGTACTTGAGAAAGCAATTTCTATTGCTGCTCGTGCAATGTTGTTTGAATTTAATGATGAATTTACAAGAGCTCAATTTGTAAATATCGTTACTCCATTTTTGAGGGAAGTACAGGGACGAAGAGGTATTACAGACTTTAAAGTAGTTTGTGATAGGTCAAATAACACAGGACAGGTTATTGATACTAATAATTTTGTTGGTGATATTTTTATCAAACCTACTCGTTCTATTAACTTCATCCAACTTAACTTTATTGCTGCTCGTTCTGATGTATCTTTCTCAGAAATCGGTGGTTAAGTCTTATAAATATAATCAAATAAAGGAGTAACAAACAATGAGTAATATTTCAAATTTTGCAAAGAATTTTAATGGTGGCGTAAGACCTAACCAATTTAATGTAAGTGTATTTGCACCAGCAGTTGGTGCTGCTAACTTGGATTTTTTGGGAAAAGCAACTAGTATTCCTGCTTCTGTTATTGGAAATGTTGATGTACCTTATCGTGGAAGGCAGTTAAAAGTACCCGGCGATCGTACATTTGAAGATTGGACAGTAACGGTATTTAATGATCCAACATGGGAAAATCGATCATTTTTTGAAAGGTGGATGGATCGTATTCAAGATAATACAAATCCAATTCGTACTGGATCGGCTCTTTCTGTTTATGGTAATGGGATTGTTCAACAGTTGGATCGTACAGGCCAAATTATTGCTACATATTATGTTCAAGATATGTATCCAACAAATTTGGCTGCAGTTGATCTTGATTGGGGTACTAATGATTCAGTTGAAGAATTTCAAGTAACATTTGCTATTAACAACTGGACAAGTTCTCGCGATGGAATTAATTCTAGTGGTTCTGGTACTAATATTGATTTTAATGTTAGCACACGGGTTGGTGGAGTTGAGATTAATGCTGGTACGGGTGGTACTAGTATTATCGCTTAATTTTTAATTGATAAGGGGGAGTTTATCTCCCCCTTAACTTTCATAATGAATAAAGGATAATAATATGGATTTTGACTTATTTGGATTTACAGTTTCAAAGAAGAAAGCACCTAAAACATTTGTAACACCTGAAAATGATGATGGTGCAATAACTTATGTAGAAGGTGGAGGATTTGTAGGCACATATCTGAATACAGATGTTGAAGCCAAAGATGAAAATCTTCTTATAGAAAAATACCGTGAAATGGCTATGACTCAAGAAGTTGACTTAGCTATTACTGATGTTATCAATGAATCCGTATTGCATGAAACTGGAAAGACAGCTATAACTTTATCATTAGAAAATCTAAAGCAAAGTGAATCTATTAAGAAAAAGATTACTGATGAGTTTAATAATATTATAAAGCTTTTAGATTTTAATAAAACTGGTTATGATATTTTTAGAAAATGGTATGTTGATGGTAAGCTTTATCATCATATTGTTATTGATAAAACAAAACAAAAAGAAGGTATTAAACATTTAATACCCGTTGATGCTCTTGACATCAAAAAAGTAAGAGAAGTAAAAAGAGAAAAGGATACAATTTCAGGCGTTGAGTATGTAAAAGAAATCGAAGAATATTTCATTTACAAACCAGATCAATCTACTGGACAATTTTTACCTGGCGGTAAAATGAATGAGGAAGTAAAAGTCCAGACTGATGCTATATCTTATGTACATTCTGGAATGATTGATTCTCAGAAACAAGTTGTTATAGGTTATCTATATAAATCAATTAAACCTTATAACCAATTAAGGATGATTGAGGATTCACTTGTTATCTATCGTTTAGCAAGAGCTCCAGAACGTAGAA